AAATACTCCCCCAATGTCTCTATGTTCCCGCTCGTAGCCTCCGTAAGTTTCTCCAGCATTCCAGTAAAACCCAGTGTCGCAATGGCCGCTTGGGCATTTTCATATCCCAAATCTTTGAATAATGCTTTTAACTCATTGGATGGTTTGGTCAAACCAGTCATCACGCCGTTTAACGCAGTTGCCGCTTCCTCGGTGGAACCGGCGGTCTTGGTTACTGTGGCCAGAGCTGCTCCCACCTCTTCAAATGATATGCCCAACGCACCTGCCTGTGTTGCTGCCCTCGGAAAGGCAATAGACAGTTCCTCGAATGTCAGAAGCCCAGCGTCCACTATCCCAAAGAACTTATCCATAACTTCTCCTGCCCTCTCTCCCCGCCAGCCGAAAATGTTCAATGCCTTGGCTACGGTCTCAGTGACTTTCTGCACATCAGCCAGACCGGCAGTGGCTCCCTTTCCGGTTATTTTGACGACTTCGAGTGCCTCGGCCCCCCTAAAGCCGGCGGATGCGGCAACATATAGGCCTTTAGCGATATCATCTGAATCTTGAGCGACGCTGATAGCCAGATCGCGTGCGTCCTTTTTCATCACTGCAAAAGCTTCGGCGTTCAGCTTCATCATCTGGTTCGCCGCCCGCATTTGGGTGTCATAACTTGAGGCGGTTTTTAAGGCCGCGACTCCCACTCCAAGGATAGGTAGGGTCAGCCCCATGGTCATTTTTCTTCCTATCTGGGTCATTTTCTCCCCTGCACTACTTAAATTCCCCTGCATCTGCTTAAACACCCTGCTCGCCTCATCTCTGGCTGATATTACAACTTGTAACCTAGTATCTGCCGGCATTTGATTTTCTCCTTATATGTTTCGCCTTATCGATTTCTCTTTGGATCTTCCTGCTGTCCGTCTGCAGCTTTTCCTTTAGCAATTCCAAGAACCAGCTCGGTTGCTCCATATACTCGTCATAAGTCCAGCCCGTTTCTTGGCAGATGGCTATTACCACCATATCAGGTGTCATCCTTCCGAGCTGGTAATGCTCTATAGCCTCTGCTCGGGCTTCCGAAAATCTACTTCAGTAGTAACCTTATTTATCTCACTCTTGACAAACTCGTAATCTTTCTCTTTCATATCAAGAATCTTATCCACAATCTTTTCTGTCTGACCATTGACCGAAACGACAATCGTCTCGATTGCTATGTTCTCGGCTTTTTCCATCAATTCTCCGGGGTTTATATCCTCGGCCTTCGGCTCTCCCTCGGTAACAGAAAACTTCATACCGGACAAGAACGGCCTTCCTAATGCCCTCTTTTCTCTGCCGGTAATCCAAGCCTTAATTACCACCTTGTGTTTGTCAACAGGAGTTACTATTTCCTTTGTTTCTCTTTCCATAGATCTAAAAACAAAATTATATTTAATCGACCTTTACGACTAGTAAGTCGGTATTTCATTGACAACGTAGCAATCACTCCACAGCCTGCTGTTGGTCAAATCGTAGTAGACAGTAAAGTTAATCGTCTGCTGGGCGATATCTTCTAATCCACCGGCTTTCTCCCAAGTATCAAAGATAACCTTCGGGAAATCAATTCTGAAGGCTGGGTTGGTCGTTCCGATCACCCTGTCACTATTAAGTAATTCGATCCTCATTGCATGAATATTCCCATTCAACATACGGTCTCTCCAAGTCCTGTCTTCGTAGTTCAGGGTAAGCGAGCCATTGATATTTATCTGCTTATTCAGGTTATCTTCCTGATCTAGACTGCCCAAAATGTTATCCCTCTCGATATTCTTCTCAACCGTCAAAGTCAATGCTTTCAGATTAACCTTGTAAGACGAGTCACCCAAATCAGTCGTGGCCGGAGCAACATAGAAATTCAAATGCTTATGCGTAAATCTGGTCTCATAAACATAACTGGGGGTCAATCCACCCCATTCCGCAGAAGCCTTAGACAGGATATTCGCCGCGAATGTAACAATCTCTCCCAATGTGACGTTAATCGTGAAGGTGTTAATCATAGCCAAGGCAAACATCAACTGACCAATCGGGTCAACATAACCGATCGAGAGACTCTTGTGCTGGTTCGTGTTCAACAGCGTATAAGTATGCTTAGTCGCACCCGAAAAAGCAGCGGAACTGCAAGTAGTATCGTCCCCGAAAAGAGCAAGTAAAAGTAACCCCAAAGACTTATCCCTAATTTCCCCCTCGAGGTCTCCTTCTGCCCATCTTTCAGTCACATAAGCAGTCAACACTTGGGCTATACTGCCAAAAGACTCACCACTTCTAGCCTGAGTAATCTTGTTGTCGAAAGTGAAACTGGTCTTGGGCATCCAGTAGGTAGGCGTTAACGCCGTACCTCTGGTGGTTTCCTTGCCAATTCCCACTTCCATTCTTCTCCTAATGAACTTAACCATTTTTTAATCTCCTTTATACGTTTATATCGAATGATATTCTAACTACCAAGCCGACCTGAGCGGTGACATATTTCTCCTCCTCTACTATATCGGAGAGGGCTGGTCTAATTCCGACCATTGTCTCGCTGCTTGGTAGACTTAATCCATCTAAAAACTGATCTTGATCAAAGGCATCTATGACCTGATCAACTAAATTCTCTAAAATTCTTCTTGCTTCTCTTCTATCTGCATGTTCCGACTCTTGCATCAGATAAATCGTAAAAATATACGATCTGATATTCTCGGTTGTCGTCTCGTAATCGGATTCGTTTCTGTCCGACTTGACCATAGCACAGGGATAGCCGCCGAAATCCTCAGTCGGGTATGGGTATACATACTGGATATCATTTATACTTTCTAATTTTGATATGATTTGATTTCTAATTGAAACGAAACTCATATTTTTGTCTTAAATGCTATCCCCTTTAGCACTTTATTAATCGCCTGCTTAAAAAATGATTCTATCTCCTTTCCTGCGGCTTCAACTCCCCATCTCATAAACGGCCTGCCCCTCATGCCCCTAGTTCCTTCGTGAACGGGAAGAGCATAATCAGTATGCGGCGAAACAATCGCCTTCATCAGACTTATTTCACTACTGATGCTAGCCCTTAATCTGCCGGTATCAACCGGAGTTACTTTTTTGCTTTCTGTTTCTACTCTAAAAGCCGACATCTTGATCGCCTTGCTCAGCTCCGTTTTCATCTCCATCGGAGCTACCGCTAAAGCCCTTTTAAGTTGCTCTAGGCCCTTAATCTCAACTTTAATAGCCATATTTTTGTATCTTATTTGCTAATTTATGACAATCTTCACATAACGTTATCCCATTCTCGACCTTATACCTTAACTTTGGATACTTAGCCCAACTTTTGATATGATGAGCTTCTATATATCCTCTATTCCCACAAAATTGACAAGTAAAATTATCTCTTGAAAATACTGACATTCGCCACTTCTTATATTGATAAGTATTACAGAAATGAATACATCTTTTACACTTTTTTCTTCCTATTTTATCCCATTTTTTTCTATGTGCTTCACTAATTTTTCTTTTATGTTCTTCTGTTAATTTCATACCCTTATGACCCTTACTTATATTTTCTTTCCACTCTTTTGAAAACGGTGATCTTTTTCTACCTCTAGTAATTTTACTTTGTTTTTCAATAGATTCTCTTGAACGTTTTCTTCCTATCAATATTTGACTTATTTTTCTTTTTGTTTTCTCTAAATGCCGTTTTCCTTTATAATTTGACGGTTTTCCTTTAAGACCTAAACTTATATTTCTTCTATGTCTCTCTGAAAGCTTTTTTCCTTTATGAGATTTACTCATTTTCTTTTTTGCTTTTTCTGAATGAGGTTTATGTTTATAAATTCCTATTGGCATATTTAATCATTTACTTTCTGGACCATAATCTCCAAATGGTCTAAATTACCTAACGTCATGTCGTAAACACCGCCGGCCATAACCTGATAGATGCTGCCATCGTCCAAGTCCTTCAACCTGTCTCCGCCCCGAATATCCGTCCCTGACTCGGCATATATCTTGTATGTCTTCCCCACAGCACCGCCCAATCTTAATGCCTTTGTATCATCTACCTGCTGGATATTGACATCGATACTGGTCGTCACCGTTATAAAAGTAGTCCTACTACTACCTGCAACAGGAGACAATCTAGCCACTATAACTTGTGATGTCAAAAGGTTAACGAATGTCATTTTTTTATCCTCCTATATTCATTCTTCTGTAGTGCCTTAGAATATCCTTGACGCCTGTCCGGTCTGCTATCTTGTCTATATCGGCAAAAGTAACCGAATAATCACCTAAACTTTCCGACTTAATCAATCCTGTCACATCTGTGACCGACTCCCTGATAATAGCTGCCACTATCTTCGTGGCTGCCAATTCGACATCAGCCGGCACACTGACGGAATACCCAAAAGTGCCGACAACTCTGATATTCTGACGACCCCTCGGAAAGACGGCAATCGGGGCGTTTCTGGAATCAATGACGATCTTCCATTTCGGAGTCTCATTAGCCGGATAAAGCCAGTAATAATCGGTGTTATCAAGCGTGTCGTTCACATTTCTTTCCTCATCCAGAGTCTCTATTCTGGTCACGGTCAGAACATCATCCACTAACAATTCCTTCGTCCCATCGCCATCATAAAGCTTGGAAGTCGCTGATTCTTGCTCGAACTCCCTGCCACAATACTTATTTATCCACGCTTCGGCAGCATCAATCCACTCGTTGATCTGGTCATCGAGGTCGCTGCTGATATTCAGCACTAAAAAGTTTTGTAGATTCTGTTTCGAGGTATACATTTTAGATTCTCCTGAATGTTAATTTATGGCATTTATTACATAAAGTAATGCCGTTATCAACATTATAAATATGTTTTCTTAACTTATATTTAATTAAATCTTTTATAGCAAATATATGATGAGGTTCTAAATAAACTGCCCTATCATAATTTCTTCCACTCTTTGAATAACATTTCTGACAAGTATAATTATCTCGTTCAAAGACTTTCTTTCTCCAGTTTCGCCATTCCGATTTCCCTCTAACTAATTTATTATCTGGAGTAATTCCTCCTTTCCAATTATAATGCTCCTTTCCTGCCTTATATCCGATTAAACCTTTATTCCACGGACTTACTCCTTTTCTACATAATCCTAATTTTCTTCTATGTTCTTTAGTTCTTGGTGGTTTTTTTCTACCTTTAAGTAATTTACTTAACTTCATTTTTGTCTTTATATTCATTTTTTGCCCCCTTTTAGCTAATCCGTAACATTTATGACTACAATACTTATGGCTATTTTTATCTTTTAATCTACAGGGATAAGTAAAATATTCTTTTCTACAATAATCACATTTAATTTTTATCATTCTACTCATATTTTATTAAAAGTCAGGATCGCACTTCTCTTTGGTAAAGGGCTGTGCTCTCCTTGAATATAAGGTTCTTCTACTGTAGGGCGAGTCCTTTTTGGAATAGACATACAACGGGCAAATAGTCGTAGTCGTGCTGGTGCTCGAGCTGGTACTGCTACTCGTTGAACTTGAGGTAGAGCTGCTGGTACTTGAGGTACTTGACGACGTGCTACTACTGGTCGAAGACGAGGTTGAGCTGCTAGTGCTGCTACTTGTGCTACTAGACGTTGAACTCGTAGACGAGCTTGTCGATGAGCTTGTGCTACTCGATGTGCTCGATGACGTGCTGGAGCTGGTTGAACTGGAAGTTGACGAGCTTGTGCTGCTACTTGTACTTGAGCTGGTGCTACTACTAGTCGAGCTGCTCGTTGAGGAACTTGTGCTGCTACTGGTTGAGCTGGATGTAGAACTGCTTGTGCTTGAGCTAGTACTGGAGCTTGTGCTGCTCGAAGTAGAGCTGGAAGTACTGCTGCTTGTGCTGCTAGAGGTAGATGAGCTGGTAGATGAGCTGGTTGACGAGCTTGTGCTGCTGGACGTGCTTGAAGACGTGCTTGAGCTAGTAGACGATGACGTTGAACTGCTGGTCGAACTGGTAGAGCTTGACGTGCTGGACGATGTCGATGAACTAGTGCTTGAACTCGTGCTCGACGAAGTCGAGCTACTGGTGCTGCTAGACGTACTACTTGAGGTCGAACTACTAGTGGACGACGATGTGCTACTGGACGTGCTTGAGGAAGTACTGCTGGTACTACTGCTAGTCGATGAGCTTGTGCTTGAACTCGTAGACGAGCTAGTGCTTGAGCTGGTCGAGGAACTGGTACTACTAGAAGTGCTGCTTGAAGTGCTTGAAGACGTGCTGGAGGATGTCGAGCTAGAGGTCGAGCTGCTCGTTGAGGAACTTGTGCTGCTGCTTGTCGAAGATGTGCTGCTAGAAGTCGATGATGAGGTGCTTGAGCTGGTGCTTGAAGACGTACTGCTTGAGGTACTTGATGTTGACGAACTCGTTGACGAACTGGTGCTTGATGAAGTGGATGATGAGGTACTGCTACTCGTGCTTGACGAGGTAGAACTACTGGTTGACGATGATGTGCTGGACGAAGTAGAGCTACTGGTGCTGGAGCTGGTAGAACTTGTCGATGAGCTGGTACTTGACGAAGTCGAAGACGATGTACTACTAGAAGTGGACGAACTGGTGCTGGACGTAGAGCTTGACGTCGATGAACTTGTGGAGCTACTTGTACTACTACTTGTCGAGCTGCTAGTACTTGAAGTCGACGAACTGGTTGAACTACTAGTCGAAGAACTTGTAGAGCTACTAGTTGACGAACTCGTAGAACTTGTACTACTGGAAGTTGAACTGCTAGTAGAAGAGGACGTGGAACTACTAGTTGATGAACTCGTAGACGAAGTAGATGAGCTAGTACTTGATGACGTAGAACTCGATGTAGACGAGCTTGTACTACTACTGGTAGATGACGTGCTGCTACTTGTCGAGCTTGAGGTTGAACTTGAAGTGCTGCTACTTGTCGAACTGGATGTACTAGATGTGCTACTTGAGGTAGAGCTACTTGTGGATGACGATGTACTTGAGGAAGTACTCGAGGATGTGCTTGAAGTACTGGAACTAGTAGACGAACTGGTTGATGACGAAGTAGAGCTACTTGTGGAACTACTTGTCGATGAACTGGTACTACTCGAGGTTGACGACGAGGTGCTTGAGCTTGTACTAGACGATGTAGAACTGCTCGTGCTACTAGAAGTTGAGGAACTGGTGGACGACGTCGAACTAGACGTAGAACTGCTGGTGCTGCTACTTGTGCTGGACGATGTCCTGGAACTCGTCGAAGATGTAGAAGAACTTGTCGAGCTGCTAGTCGATGAACTTGTGCTAGAACTAGTAGACGAAGACGTACTACTAGTACTCGAACTCGTACTAGAACTCGTTGAAGAACTCGTAGAACTACTTGTGCTTGATGAGGTGCTTGAAGTAGAGCTACTAGTGCTTGAACTAGTGCTAGACGATGTTGACGAAGATGTGGAACTGCTGGTAGAACTTGAGGTACTTGACGAAGTAGAACTGGATGTACTGCTACTCGTTGACGACGATGTGCTTGAGGTAGACGAACTACTGAATACTACTGACCATAAATCCGTCTTACCTACTGCTACTGGAAATGAGGTAGTCGATGAGGAAGTACTGCTGCTTGTACTGCTTGAGGTAGATGTACTCGTAGAACTGCTAGTACTACTTGAAGTAGATGAGCTTGTACTAGACGAAGTTGATGAAGACGTGGAACTACTAGTAGACGAGCTTGTCGATGAAGAAGTTGTTGTTCCTGATGGGGTATAGGTGGCGTAGATGGAAACCTTAGAACTACTTTGAATATCGACAGATAATGTGCTTAATGGTGAAGCATAATTATTTCCACTATCAACACATCCCAATCCATATGTTCCAGAGTCATAATATAAATTAGTTGAATCTTCTACTATTATCATCAATGTATATACAGTATCTTTAACAATACTTGGTGGTGTAGCAAATGTGCTTGTTCTCN